ATTTTGTCTATAGTAGCTTGTAACTCTTCTTTAGAGACGTTTACTTTAAGACTTATATCTCCTATATACTGCATACGTACCCTACCTTTTTTGTCTAGTATAGCTATAACAGGAACAGAAGAAATACTTTTTTGTATGTCTTTAGGTTGGTTTTTTAAGTAGCCAAACTTTATAATACAGTTTTTTAGTCCTTTAGTGTCATAGTTATTACTTTCATTCCACTTAGCGTTTATTTGAAAGACAGTTACTTCTTGACTATGAACAGAGACCGCAGCTAATACAAATATCGCACATAATAGTTTTTTCATTTATTAATTATTTCAAATAACTTGTCGTCTATTTTCTTTAACGACTCAGAGTTTTCTTCTACTTTTTTTCCAGTATTCATTATAGTTTCTCTGATTAAACGATCTTTTAAATCATATTCAGTCCTGGAAATTTCAGGCTCAGGAAGTTCTTTAGCTTCTTGAATATCTGCCTGTAGAGCAAACCACATTCCTATAAGAGTAGACAAACCAACTCCTATTCCTATTAAAGTTTTTATACTTATTTCAAATTTACTTTCCTCGCTCAGTTCACTCATTATTTAAATTCTTTATACTCCTCTTTTGCATCAAAACTAGGACAAGGTTTTTTAGTAGTAAAGTCTCGATGACCGTATACTATTGACCCTGGATATTTTTTCTGCAAGTCTTTTATTAATTCTATTAAGGATTCTTTTTGTTTATCAGTTCTAGTATCTAACCAGTTTTCCATATTTCTATCCATACCTCCTATATAACAAACACCAATAGAGCTTCTGTTTTTACCTTTAACGTGAGCTCCTATTTTATTTTCAGGTCTACCAAACTGGACTTCTCCGTCTAGCTTAATAATATAATGATAACCAACGTCTGACCAACCATTTCCGTTAACGTGCCAGTCTCTTATATCTTTAACATCAAAGTCTTTAAACTCTGGAGTCGCAGAACAGTGTATTATAATTTTATCTATTTTTCTCATTACGTACCCATTTGCTTATAGTATACCCTATAGTACAGATTAATAATATTATTTTTAAACCTAGTTCAATTTCTGTCATAGTCAAAGCTAAGACTGCTGTGTTTATTGTATATAATTTCAAATCTGTATATTCAGTCATTATTCCTCTTTTATTTCTTCGTAAGAACCGTCTTTGAGATCAATATTAATTTTACCGTATTTCTCTTCTAGCTCTTCTTTTGTTTTGTTTTGCTCCTCCTGGACTCCTAAGTGAGCGTGAGACAACGAATGTATTTCAATTTGTAGTAAACCTATTCTATTACGGATTTCTACTTTAGCGTTCTCTTGTTTGTGTAATACTTCTAACTCTTCTTTTTTAATTTTAGACATTTTTATAGTTTTTATGTGAACAGTAAATATATTATTTTTTTGATTTCTTTACTACTTTTTTCCATTTGTCCTCGCATTTCTTTTTGACTCCCCACTGCTCAGCTAGTTCTAAGTCTCCTTTTCTAATTAAAACTTGACCCTGTTTAAAAGATACAGTTATGTCTCCGTTGTAAGTACTAGTAGAATACCAGATTTTTAAATGACCACCTGATAGAAATTCTACTTTGTTTTTTTTAGTTTTTTCCATATTATTTACATTTACATTCTTTCTTTAATGAATCTACTTCTGCTTTTAGTTCTTGTATTGACTTCGTTAATAATGCTATCATATGAGAATAAGACAAAGCATCTGGGCTTCCGTCATCTGCATATTGTACAAATTCAGTTAATCCTAAATCGTGTACATTTTCTGCTATTAAACCTGCAAATTGTGTTTCACTTTCATCATTTTTGCCTTTATAATATTTAGGTTGCAACTGCATTACTTCATTTAATCCTTTATCGTAATCTCTAACATCTGTTTTGTATTTTAAAGATGAAGTAGAACGTAATAATTCCCCGTCTGATAAAACAACTACATTTGCACCAACGCCAGTAGTTTGACTATGTACAGAAGGAACTTTTAAAGAACCATCTGATTCTATAATCATTCTTGTATAATGTGTAGTATCTCCACTTAAAACAGTACGAAAAATAAATTCACTACCTGCGTTAGAAGTAGCAGTATTTACTATTTGTAAATAACCTGCAGACCTACTACTATTAGGCTTACTAAATGCAGCATTTGCCCAATGTGCATTTGAACCAAAATACCCTGATAAACTATTTCCAGAAGAAGAAATACTTGCACCGTATTCATTAGCTACAACGGTATTTCCAAATTGAGCAAAAGTATTTGGATGAGTATATGTGCCTGAATTATGTCCAACTCGTAATTCCCCCCCTTCTGTAATCCTCATTCTTTCGTTTGTCAGTATACTTGAAGTTCCAGTATTTGTACCAAAAATAATAGGATTATCAGTAGCTGTACCAATAATTACACCTTCAAAAGTATTATCATTTCCGTCTGCACGAGATAAAATAAATCCTGTTGTATCTCCATTTCCTGCATCTAACTGAATACCTGCTGCACTACCCCCAAAACTTGTATCTGTATTTTCAATTTTAAGTTGTGTAATGTCAGATAATGAAGCTGCAGGAGTAAAACTCCTTGTTATAGTAACAATCCCAGAATTGTCTATACGCATTCTTTCAACTTCATTTGTACCAAAAGTCATATTAGATTGATTTTGTTGATACCTTATAAATCCAGAATATACTTTATTACCAGTTGAAGAATCAGCAAAGTATAAACTTCCATAACCACTTGCTGAAGTGGATAGTATTGTAATTCCATTATTTCCTGACAAAGAACCAACAACTAAATTATTAGCATCTGCACTATAATCTGATGGGTTAATATTTCCTATTCCTACGTTTTCCGAACTGTCTAAAGTAATACCTCTACTACTTATTCCACTACCACCACCATTTTGTATTTGTAATATATTGGTTGAATTATCTAAAATAATTTGTGCATAATTATCATCATCTCCATCTCCTAAAGATAAAATTGAAGTACCATTAGAAGCGTCAGATTTTATATTAATATTTGATGTAGTTGTACCTTTTACTGTTAAATTTCTTGTTAATGTATCTGAACCTGTCCCAATTCCTGCGTTCCCATCTTCTTGAACTCTAAACAAAGTATTTGTTCCCCCATCATTTCTTACGACAAAAGCCCTTGTAGTTGAATTATTGTCATTATCAATATCAATTCTTACACTACCATTACTTATAATACTTTTATTATCTCCAATTGTTATATTTTCTGCAAAAGTTGCATTTGCTTCAAATTCAGCATCGTTGTTACCTTTTAATGTTAAAGCTCTTGATAATACGCCTCCTGTTGTAGTGTTAAAATTAAGTTGAGTAGTTCTTGAACTTGTAGCCCAGTTAGCTTCTGCAGATGCACTTATTAGAGCCGTCACATATTGGTTTCCTGTATCTATATCCTCCCCACTGAATTCAAATCTACCTAAACTATTTCCAGAAGTTGGAACTGCATCTCTAGAAACTGTAATAATTGACCCTAATGAATTTGTCGTAGACAAATCTCCTGTTATAGTAACATCTCCTGTAATAGTTGCTGAATCTGCGTTTATAGCTCCTGTTATATCAATACCTGTACTTATAACTCGTAATTTTTCATCTGAACCCCTTACAAATCTTAAATCCCTACCTGTTAATGAACCATCTTGTTTACCTGATTTAATAAATGCAGAAGTAGAATCGCCACCAATAGAAATCATTGATTCATTAGCAGTTAAACTTCTTGCAACTATTTCTCCCCCTACTAATAATTTTGTGTCGTAATTTGTAGTAAAGTTGCCTGAAATAGTGTCATTAATTTCTACATTTCCTGCAAAAGCTCCTGTTCCTGCAACTGATATATTTCCATTTGTAGCATTTACTGTAAACTTATTAGTGTTAATTGCTAAATCTCCTGTAAAGGCAGTATTTCCACTTGTAGCATTTACCGTAAATTTATCTGTATTTACTGCAAAGTCTCCTGTAACCGAAGCTCCTAGCGTAGTATTTAATGAACCTGTAACTGTTAGAGCCGTTCCACTTTCTGAAACTATAGAGTCAGTTAAAGTAGTAGCTGTATTCCAAACAGGTAAATTTCCAGGAGTTCCTTGTCCGTCTATTTGAGTATGATCTAATTTCGACCAAATATTATCTGCTCCTGCTATAACCCAGTCTCCTATAGCCCAATTTGCATTTCCGTTTAAACTAGTTGTTCCTCCAACACTTACAACGTAATAGTGACCTTGTACTAAGAAAGGACTAGCGTCAATAGTGTAAGCCTCTCCGCTTAACATTATATCTGCATCTAAAGTTAAAGAAGTATTACTGTCTACGTTTGTAACTAAAGCACTTTGTCCGTCAACTTGATTTATAACTTTATCTCCAACACTAACTGTCGTTAAGAAATTTTGACTAGAGTCAATTAGTTTATCTGCAGTTTGTCCTGTTGTTGTTCCTGAATCTACTTCGCCTCCTCCACTGTTTAAAGTTGGAGTGTTAGTTGCAGCATCCCACGTTCCCTGAAATTGTAAACCATTTGCTATGCCGTTTATTTGTGACTGTAATTTTCCAATACCTTCTAGTATTGAATCTGAAGCCTGTACTGTAGAGGCAGCAGGAGTTGGTAGTCCTGTTAATACTTTTCCTGTAACTGCTGAGTTTGTTAAAGTAACTGCTCCTGAAATATTTGACGTACCGTCTACGCTACTTAAAGTACCTGTAGCTTCTCCGCTTATAGACAAATCTCTTGCAGTTTGCCACGCTGTAGCTGTATCTGCATTTCCTGTGACGTTTCCTTGTAAGTCTCTATGTACTGTAGAAGGTAAACTAAAAGTAGTAGTTTGACCACTTACTGCAGTTATAACTTGATTTGTTGTCCCTTGTAAAGTTAATGTTTGAGTATTTAGGTTTACGTCTCCTGTTCCTGTGTCTCCTGCTATATCTAAGTCTGAAGCTGCGTCTAGTACATCTACGTAAGCTGTTGTCGCTACTTTTGTAGAATTATCTCCTGCAGTTTGTGTTATAGCTGTAGAACCGTCTGGTAGGTCAACACCTGTTGAATCTAACGCTATTGTTAAAGACTGTCCTGAAGCTGTTGTAGTTATTTCGTTACTTGTTCCTTGTATAGAAAATACTTGAGTATTTAAGTTAACAGCACTGTTTACAGACCCATCGCTAAAGTCCAAATCACTAGCCGCATCTAAAGTGTCTACATAAGCAGTAGTAGCAACCTTAGTCGAGTTGTCTCCTGCTGTTTGAGTTACTGCAGTTGTAGCTGTATTAATAGTTCCGTTTAAGTCTCCAGAAAATGTAGTACCTGTATAAGTTCCGCTAATCGTTACATCGTTAGGAAGTCCTATTTGTAATTGTTGACCACTTGCAGAAGTTTCAATTTCATTACTAGTTCCAACTATTGCAAAAACTTGAGAGTCTAGATCGACTGCTCCTGGATTTGTTCCGTCTGAAAAGTCTAAGTCTTGACTAGTTACGTGAGTGTCTACATAGTCTTTTACTGCAGCCGAAGTAGGTAGGGAAGTGTCATTATCGTTATTAGATATGCCGTCTGCCTCATTAACAAGTTTATTGATAGTCACAGCATAAGCAGTTGCTTTAAAGTTAGAAAACTCTAACGTACCTGTTGACTTGAGGTCTCCGCCTGTGTTTAGAAATACACCTGAATTATTCCCTAACCCATCCGACAGTTCTTTTAAAGCTCCAGTTAATACATCATTATCTGAAGTTTTAATTAAACTTTTATATGTTAAACTAATTTTATTTCCTGTTAATGTACTCATTTCTTTAAATTTTTTAGATAAACTATTAACTTTTTTAAGTTCTTGTTTTTAATGTTATATTGTTTTTTCATAATACCCAACCTACCCAATTAGCTTCTGTGTCTGGGTACATATCGTCATTACTGTTTGAATAGTACTCAGGAAATTTTGTAGAAGCGTTATAATTCATATAGTCTATAAATCGTCTAGTATAGAAGTCAGCAAAGTCTCTATATTTTTGTACTAGGAAATCTATCTCTTCTTTAGTTGGCAGTTCTGCATTTTCAGACCTGTGTCTTAATGTCCCACCTTGTTTAGTAGCATAGTTTCCAAAAGGAAGAAAATCTACCATAGCAAACATAATTAACATTGGCTGTACGTATTCATTAACTAAATGATAATAGTCTGGATTATCTACTTGAGTTAAAGTTCCATTAGTAATTAATGTAGAAATCTTATTGTATAACTCAGTACCTAGATAGTTCTGAATGTGCATCTGCTGTGCAATTTTAATAAAGGGCAGCAGCTTGTCAGTATCTACCGACCCATCAATTATGGTATTTCTTACTAAGTCTGTTCTTGATATAAATAATGCTGTAGCCATTTTTCTTATTTTCTATAATTAGGGTCTAAACTCCACCAGTCGTTTTTAGGCTGAGCAACCTGAGCAACTTCAGGAACATTAGTTTCAATTTGTGCTTCCTTTTTTAGACTTGGGTCTAATGCTGCAATTTTACGTCTAGCCTCTGCGACTGTAATTCTTTTATTGTTTTTCTTTAAATATGTTCTACGCTCCCAGTAATGCTGACAATTAACTCCTCCTTTGTATAACCAAAGATTATAAGTGTTTTGACCTTTTGGAGCTAACTCAGAATTTGCTGAGCTTTCTTTATTTAAGTCTTCCATTCTGTAAACTTTTTCAGCAGCCCACATTTTACGACAAAATTCTCTTTGCGGATTATTACTTCCGTAGTATCTATATCTTACTTTTAGAATACTAGTGTCTTGAGAACTTTTCTTGTTAGGAGTACTTCTAGGAACTGAAGCTAAGTCTGTAGCAAAATTTAAAGACTGATTTAATATTTCGTCATATTCATTTGCAGGTCTACTGTCTATTAACTCGTAGCCTTCCATTTCTTCGTCTTCTCCTTTGTCTTCTAACTCTTCTAGTATAGCCTTAGTTAAGTCTTCTGTTATATGTAAAGGAACACAGTTAGGAACTTCTTTGCCGTCTTTTATTTTTGTTCCTATTTGTTCGTAACCGTCCCAACAAGGAGCTTTTAATTCAGTATGATCTTGACAAGGCATATAGTAAGTCTTACCGTCCTCTTCGTGTTCGTGGTATCCCATACATCCTATCTCATTGGCTTTGTTTTCAGCCTCTTCTATAGTTTCGTATGCCTCTTTTCCGTCAATTATTTTAGAGAAAGAAAACTTTTGTCCCGTCTCCTCTTCTATTTGTTCTTTGTTAGTAGCGTTTGTTAGGTCGTTAAATTCTAACGGTTGAAGCGTTTTAAAGTACAAATTAAGCACGATCTCGTTGTAAGCTAGTATATTGTCGAAAGCATTTAATAACATCTGCTGAAAGGGTCTTATAACGGTATTATCCATAAGCGTACTAGCAGTA